GTCTTCCATTTATATTTTCCTGTAATGCTATCCATACGCACAGGTCTAGGTCCTCAAACCATTTTGAGTCTATCTGTTTGTGTGGGTCTAGTTAATTACTGTTGGAGTGTTTTTTCTAAGTATTCCTGACTAAAATGGTCAGGAACTTTCTTTGTGCCTTTGAGAAACTTGCGTATGATGTCAGGACTATATCCTATCTTACGATGAAATTCCTCGACAGAAAGTCGGTTATGTAACATAAATTTTTGTAATTCTTCTTTTGTCAAATCTGTTTTAATTTATCTTCTGTTGGGTTCTTTTGTTTAAATTCTTTTGCTAAGTCTCTATGTGCTAACTTACAAGACTCTCCATTAGTATAACCTATATTTATGTAATAGTCATATCTATTTGAATAATATTCGCTTCTATGCTTTCCCTCTTCTTTTTTTGAACGTTGAGACATAGGTTGGTTTACCTCCTACACCTTGTGTTTTAGAACGTTTTCTAGAAACAGCAGATGCTTTCTCTGATGCAGACATAGTTTTTGCTTTAGCTAATGGTACGCACTTAGGATATTTTCTTTTACTACCCTTTGACCTACCACAAGGTTGATATTTACCATTCTTTTTAGGTGCGCCAATATCTACCCATTTTTCTTTTACCCATTCTTTAAGCCCTTTTTTTGCCATTACGTTTTCCTTTAGAAGATGCTTTAGGTTTTATTCTTCCTGAACAAACACCTGATGCATACATATTGGCATAAGCACTTGGGTAAACTTTAAACTTTCTTTTGGCAGCAGCTTTGCCTTTAGCGCATAACTTAGCCATTAGTATTTCTTTTTAGTTCCTTTCATCTTCTTGCATTTACCTTTGCAGGTCTTACATTGTTTACCAGTTTTAGGACATTTCATTATAGTAACCTCAATATGTCGTTAAATTTATCACTCATCAAAACAAAAACAACAATAGCTCCATAAGCTATATATTTAAATCTAAATACTTCTGTTTTAATTTCTTTAACTTCATCTTTTACATCACGCATATCTGCTTCTATATGCGCAAGATGATTAGTCTTGATGATATGTACATCTTGTTTAAGTAATTCTATTTCTGTGTTGATATCCTTATCTTTCATGCTAGTGGCAACCTTTTCTTTTTGCGATACATGTCCAATGCTATAGCTACTGCTTGGTCTTGTTTGTATCCCTCATCCTTAAGTTTTTTTATTTTATTTGAAATTAATCTTGCTCTATCTGATTTGCCATGACCTGAATATTTTGGAAAAGACATTAATCGTCTCCTATCTTTACAGGTCTTTGTTGTGTAGCTTCAAGCGCAATTTCCATTTCACCTTGTTCTAATTTTTGTTGTTTAAGTTGTAAGTCTTGTTGTTTAATCATGAAGTTAACTTGAGCTTCACGTTTTTTCAATTCAAGTTCTTGTTGTTTCAACTTAGTATCTAATTCTAATTCAGCAGCTTGTAATTGTAATTTTTGTAATTCAATCTGACCTTTTTGCATATTAACCTGTTCATCTACTGTAGGTTGTGGTGGTTGTTTAGGTGGCATCATTTCAGGATTAGATATAAACTGGTCTGTGTTTTTATATCCTGATTGTGCTATATATTCACTAATAGCATTGTATAAGTTCTTAGGTGTAACTAATGTACCCATACCACCTTGTTGTACTAATGTTCCTAGTATTTGCATGATTGATGACATTGTTGTCATTTTACTTTGTTGACTACCACTACCAACACCTACATTAACTACACAATTTAATTTATCTTTCCATCTTGATACATCAATCGGTATAAACTTATTGTTGAGATAAAACATTTTCTTTCTATCTTCGTACTTCTGTACTAAAGCATATATGTTTCTAAATAAATCTTTGATACCTGTCTCTGCAAATATACGAGCTATTAACTCTACACGTTGCATTGCAGACTCTGTTGCTGCTGAAACTGCACCTGATGTTACATGTGAAGTTAATACGTCAGGATTTAGACCTTGTGTCATCTTAGATACCCCACTTCTTTCTTCTCTGATGTTATCAAGGTATTGAACCATTTGAAATGCATATGGTTGAATCTGTGGAGTAGGTAGCGCTGTTACAGCATTAGGACTTCTCATTCTTACAATCCCACCTGGACGTGATGTAAGTAAATCATCTAGTTCTACTTGTCCTGCAAGTACAGCATATCTTGCGTTATTGGTTAAATACATATTATCCAATAGGTTACGCATGATTGTTGATTTAATTAGTTGAATATCTTTGACAGTATCAGCAATAGACATGCCATAAAACTTATGTGGTATCGGCATAGGACAGATAGCTGAAAAAGGAATCATGTCGATTTCTTCGTTATCTAAGATGTATTGTCCACCTTTAGTAATCTTTCTAAGTTCTGCTACACCATCTCCATCATAGTCAATTTTTATGTAACATTCGTCTATCCAAACCTTTTTGTTTGCCCCTTTACCCTCGGATGGTGGGACGGAATCATCATCATAGCTAAATCGTGCTAATCTTTCTTCATTAAGTTCTGCTTCTGATTGTGCGTATCCTGGTAAATCATTTACAATGTTTGGGTCATAACCCTCTTTGATTAAATCACTTACAGATTTCTTAACCCTATGACAAACAAAGTCTGCATCTTCTAATGATGTTGCTCTACGTGAAACTAAAAATTCTTCAGGTGGTACAGATACTACTCTAACCTGTCCATATCCTTTGTAGCATTTAGCTTTAACATCATGCTCTACTACTTCAGGACTAATCAATGTACCAAAATCATCAACAACTGCTTTCTGAACTACCATCTCTGTGTGTTCTATAACTTCATAGTCATCATTTGCTAGTATAGATTGGTATTCTATCTCAGTTAGATTGGTATAAGTCTCTGTATGGATGTCTTCTTTTTGCTCCCAGTAATGTTTAATGATTCCAGTCTTGCTTATAAGTGCATCTTTAAAGGCATCATAGAGGACCTTAAAGCCGTTATTTTGGCGATTAAATACATAGTTGCAGTAGTCAGTAGCTTGTTGTGCTATTTCCTCGTCTTCTGGACCTTGTGGCTCGAATTCAGCTATGTTGTTGTGAGTAGTAAATATACGCATCAATGATGGCATAATGTATTCAACTGTATCTCTGACATCAGTAGTTACAATTTCAGAACGACCATCTATCTCGTTACCAAATGGTTCACCCAAATAATACTGCATAGCTTCTTCTCTTTGATTAGATAGCTCAGTATTTGCGTATCCAGTTGCTCCTTGAATCTCTGAATCTAATTGTGCCGACAGTTCATCGTCACTTATCTTTCTTGGTTTTTTTGCCATTTGATTCCTTTAGTTTTTTTAATTCTTCTTGCAACTCAACTACTTGATTTTCTAAATCTCTTAGCTTGTATGCCATTTGTGTTGGTGATGCTATTAAGTTATCCATTATACTATTGCGACCTTTGGTCCGAGTCTTCCTTTGCTATTCCACTTAGAAGTCTCTGTTGTTGAATGTCTTAGACTCATAACTGCATAACGAGTAGCAGACATTAAGTCGTCCTTTAGTTTTACTATCTTACCATCCTTACGATGATACAATCTGTATTCTTCAAACCACTCATAACAAGTGTTGAAGACTTTAAATCTTCCTTGTTCCATGCGAGATAACATATCCATTATCCCTGCTTCTACACTGTTACCACCTTTCTTCTCACCTAATGCAGGTGGGTTCTCAAAGTGAAACGGTAGCATATTGACATTAGCTTGTCTGTAATGTTCAGCTAATGTAACACCACTTCCCTTATCATGTTGGTATCCATCATGAGGAAATGCTATCGGTATGTAATGACTTCCCTCACGTTCATTGATATGTGTTGCATGATAATCAGGAGTTTGTTTAGACATACGGTATACATCATAGATGTAAACTATGTCTTCATCTCTATCCCATGCTACCCATACAACAGCTGTAGGGTGGTCATAACCAAAATCAAGACCTGCGATACGGGGGTAGTGAGACGGAATGGTAAAGGGTTCACAGGTCAAATTGTCTTCTAATATGGGGAATACCAGTCCACTACCTATCGTTGGTATCCCTTTACTACGCATCTCCCTTTCATGGGGTGGGAGTGCTTGTAAAATCTGTTCTTTCATTTTATCAGTCAAGTGGTCAGCATCTTCCCATCCTGCTGTAACTAATGCCTGTCCTGGCTTTAAATCGGTTGTAAAACTTTGTACTACCTCAGTCACCCCTGACTCAGGAGTAAAGGTCATATAGACCATTCCCTGCCTGTCTAAGGTACGTGTAACACATTGAGAGTAGATATCTTGTGGTGGTTCTTCATCTAGCCATACCAAGTCGATACTCTCCCCCATAAATTTTTCAGCACCCATCTCGTATGCTTTAAAGGCAACTCTCGACCACCCACCTGAACTATGTTTAACAAGGACTGACGAATGTGCATTTGGCACTCCAGGTTTCCTCGTGGTTTCACCAATGAGATGCTTGGGTATACTACCTTTGCCTTTATCTCTTGGGTTGTCGGGTTGCCCAAATAATTCTCTTTGGCAGATATCACGTGTCGTTTCATTAGACGCACCACATACCCATGCCCTAATTGGCTCTTTGTATCTTCTACCTACCCACCACTCAGGATATAGTCCTGTCAAATGTATTGCCATTTCCATAGCGCCCACAAATGATTTACCTACCCTATTCGCCGCCATCAACAATCGTTGGTTAGCTTCAACTCCTGTTTCATGGAAGTTTTTTTGAAATCTGTAGGGCTTGTAATAGTTAAGTCTATTTTCTTCTTGGCGCTTCTTGAGAGTGGATATTATCTGTTCTATTCTTTCTTGTTCTGTAGACATAATAATCCGAGTTCATTATCTAACACTTTGTAGAATATGTCAACACCATAATTCTAATACGGGTACTTTAAGTAAATGTTCTACTAATAGATATGTCCAAGAGAATATGAATGGGAGATATATTAAAAGAACGGTGCGTCAAGGGGGGGTTAAGGGGTATGCTGAGAATGATTCTCATTAGCATATAAGAATAACCCTTAGAATGATTCTAATTATCATTAGTAAATAGGAATGATTACCAGTTGCATTGGGAAAAATATTTTTAAAGAGTGTGTGTAAGAAAAGACGTTTATTTCTAATTTCTTTTTAAATGTTTCTATGTTTCACGTGGAACTTATTAATAAAATTATAATAGTATATTTATTATATTATCTATGGGAATCTTTAACGGTTGGATTGGGCGAAATCTAAAATTATAATGATTCTAAATATCATTTGAGAATGGTTATTATTTAGAGTTTAAATATGTTCGTATAATCCTGAGAATCGTTCTCATTTAGTGTCTTCCTGTATTGCCTGTTATCGTGTTTAATTTAAGTTTAGATAGTAGAACATCATATTATTTATTGTCTTATTATGGGCTATTTAAGACGGTTTAACGGGCAATTTAGTATATTAGTAATATCTTATGTTCTACCTAGTCTATTATTGGTTGAATGTCAAGAAATTTAATTTTTTTATTTTACTATGTTCTACTTGTTTTTGCTGTAGAACCTGATAATATCTTAACCATGAAAAGAGAAATTTTTTCATAGTCAATCGTGTAGGGACTGACTTAAAGAAACAATGCAAGTAATGTTGCACCTAAGTTTGAAATAAACTCGTAAAGGTTCTATATAGTAAATACGAGGTTCGATAATCAGACTAGCGCTGGCGAAAGTGAGTAGTATAAGCAGTGACAGAAAGCGAAATCTACGGCATCAATGACGACATGAGGTCAACAGGTGGTAAGTGCAATGGGAATAGTGCCGACAGTATAGAACTAGGTGACCATAAAAAAAAATGTTAGTTATATTTTTATATCTCTAAGGGTATGGATTCTATTTTATAGAGTTCATACCCGTGTTATAGCTATATAAGTCATTGATTTATATAGGTATAACAATAACAAACGAGGTAAAAAAAATGTATAAATATATAACACATGATGCGAGACCAACAAACAAATCTAATTTGAAAGTTGTGACAAGTTCAAAAACAAATGATGTAATTGAGCTTGTAAGTTATGAAACTACGGTTGCATATGGTTACATAAAAAGTGAGGTTTATCAGTCATACATTTTAGGTCATATGAGTGATTCTCAAATACTTGAAAATTGTAACTGGTATTTTACTGACGAAAAGTATTCAGTAACTACAAGCAAACAAGTAACTAGATTCTTGAATTCTGTATGTGGTGGTCGTGAAAATGCGACAGAAATGCCACATAAATATTTTAGAGAAGCGATAGAAACTGGATTATATATATAACAATAACAAACGAGGTAAAAATGAGATACATAAAAGACAGCAAAAATGCTTTTTATTATGGGATAAAGTCTTTTGATTTTATTTCTAGTAGAAGAAAAAGAAGATGCAAAAACTATCAAATCAAGTTTTTTGGTAGAGAAGATAGAGCATGTTATGACGTACCAGTATATTCGGCACACATACCATGTATCCGTTATAAATATTCATTCAAATAAACAACAACAAACGAGGTAAAAAAAATGAAACAACAACAATTAATTGAAGACTTAAAACGTGAGCTAATCCGTTCTGAAACTGATAGGATTTTACATTGTTTTATGCTAGGGCTAAGTCATTATGATTTTTTAAATGATGCGCCTGTTACGTGGAAAATGTACTTTGACGAGTACGAAACACGTGAGATATTCGAGACAATTTGTTTTAATTAATAATAAATATATAGCCACTAGTTACGGCTAGTGGCATATATATATAACTATGTCAAGGCATGGTTATATATATATCAATAATGGTATATAAAACAACAACATAACGAGGTATATAAAATGAAAACTAAGAAAATTATAGAAGACATATCTAAAGCTATGGTTGAACTTATGGAAACTGATAAAGGTCACTGGAATAGTGGACTTAAAGACTATATAAGTACGGGTATTCCATATAATAAATTTACAGGTATTAGATACGTTGGACTTAATACACTGATTCTATATTTACAATCACTAAAACACGGTTGGAAATCTCAAATTCATGGAACGGCTAAGAACTGGAATGATGCAGGATATAAAATCAAAAAAGGTGAGAAAGGTACACATATTGTATTCAGTAAATGGGTAGAAAAAGAATCAAAAGAACTTACCAACGATAACGGTGAGCCACTGATTGATTCATATTGGTGTATGAGAAATTATGTAGTGTTCAATGCTGAACAAGTGGACGGATACGAAATAGTCAAGGAAAAAACTGAGACTATTCCTACACCTGAACGTATGAAAAACGTTGAGCAATATATAAATAATACAAAAGCTAAGATAATTGAGGGTGGAAATAGAGCATTTTACTCACCTGATTTAGACATTATCAAGATGCCTGAATTATCTAGCTATAAAGGTACAGATAATAGTAGTGCATTAGAGTGCTATTACAGTACAAGATTGCATGAACTTGCACACTGGACAGGACATAAAGATAGACTTAACAGAACTATGGGTAAGAGATTCGGAGATAATGACTACGCATATGAGGAGTTAGTTGCTGAAACTAGTAGCGCTTTCCTATGTGGGTTATTAAATATTAGTTCCGAGCCAAGACCTGACCACGCAAGGTATCTTAAGAGTTGGATTAAAGGTATAAAAGATAATCCGAAAGCACTATACATGGCATTTACACAAGCTAGTAAGGTGGTTAAATATCTTGACGGATTGCAAGACAAAAAAGAAATGGTTGCATAACATAGACAAATCTGTATAATGTTATACAACACGGTGGCTAGGCATGGTGTCTAGCTACCGATTAACAACAACGAGGTAAAAAATGAAAAAATATATATTAAACATACTTACATTCGGGTTATACAATCGAGTAGACTTGATGAGCCAAGCGCTGATTGATGCAGTAGCAAAGCAAACAATTAGAAATCAAGAGTTACAAAAGAGTATAGATGATATCGAGCAACCTGACATTGATGATGCAGTTGATACGTACTTAACAAATAACTTTTGTATAGGTGACTATGACTTAGTTGATGAGGGTGATATTGATTATAAGATTGAACAAGCAATTGATGAGTTGAAAGATGAGCTTGAATCTGATAAAGAGTAAAACGAATTCATGCTACGTGGGGTAGCTGAATAAACAGAGATGTTATGTTAGGTGGGTACGACATGCCCACCTAATAGCAACGGGAGATAAATAAATGAAATATACAGTAACTATGGAAGTGATATATAGAAAAGTTGTAACAGTTGATAGCATATCTAAACCTTATGCTGAGAGAGATGCTAAAACTGTTATCTATCAAAGATGCCATGATGATGAAATTGTAAGAAGCATTGAGGTATTAAACACGAGTGAAATAAAAACGGGAGATAAATAAAATGTTTAAAAACTTAGACTTAAAAAATAGTTTGGGAATCATAGGACAGTGCGACCATTACAGTGTTACAGCTCAAGTAGAAATTGTAGCTACAGTACCTGTATCAAGAGCATTGACTGGACTAGAGGAGCGCAGAGCAAGAAACAAACTAGAAAAAGATATAAGAGATGCAATAGAGGAAAAAATAAAAAGGTATCCAGTCTACATAGAATATGAAAATGTAGGAGATGTAAAATTTGTGTACTCAGATGAGGAAATAAATAAATGAAACCAACAATAGAAACTGATACGGACTTAGTGTTTGATGTTTGCGACCAAGTCGTGAACTATCCACAAAAGATATACGACTTGTTTGAGGATTATATGTACATGTATAGCTTAGGCAATGAGCATTACTTTAAACATAGAGACACAAGAGAATATATAAATATCGTAGCAACATTATACCAATAGGAGAATAAATAAATGAAGACAGAAGATATATTACTTGAGCTTGGTAAGGGTAGTACCCGTAGACCTAGAGTTATAGATGATAAAACATTTAATGAAAACTGGGATAGGATTTACGGCAAGAAAAAAAAGGAGGATAAACAAAATGATAAAAAGAAATCGTCATAAGATATCTAAGATATCTGTTAAGAAGAAAAGAAACAGTAGGCATGTGTTAAACAAAGCATCAGTGATTAAAACAATCAGAAGAAAAAATAGAGACATGTCAAAAGGTATGAGAGCAACATGTTATAACAGTAACTACGGGTAGGAGATATAAATGAAGTGGTATCAACAATATAGTAATCAATACCGAGACAGTAAGATTAGGTTGGCATGTGGCTCTAATTTTTTAGAGGGCATGGGATTCTATGTAACTTTAAAACAAATGATAGCTGATAACTATGAGGGTGGTAGACCTGAAGTTGAGTTTGAGTTTGGATATTTAAAGACTGTGTTGGGCATAAAAAGTATGCGAACATTGGACAAACTTCTAGCAAACTTGAGTGAAAGTGGAGTAATACTTGTGTCAAAGTCAGACAAAACTGTATCAATACTTATGCCTGAGATTGAGGAAACACAAGACAATTATACTAAGAAGACTACGAACAATGTACGTACTACATTACATAACAATACAAGACATAACAAAACAAAACATAACAATACTATTATAGATATAGAGGAGGTAAGATAATGAGTGTAGAAAATGATGAGTTAAATAAGATAGGTGCTATGGTGTTAGATGAATGGTCAGTAAGTCAATTCATAAGCGCTATAGATGACTATGATATTGATATAGATATACGAGGTAGTGATATAGAAAAATTATGCAGAGCAATAATGGAGGATAAAGTAAATGAGTAGAACGGCAACAGAAAATAAAAGTGTGTGGGGAAAACTAAGAACTGCTATGAGTGACTTAGATAACTCAATACCTGACCATGTTTTTGATAATGAAGATGAGGGACAGGAAATAGCTGATTGTATTAGTGAGGTATGGGACAAGATAGCAGACTTAGAGAGTTACTATGCTCAATATCATATGGTTAAAAAAGACAATGAGGAATAAACATAAGTGTCTATACTTGCCACGTGATTGGCATAAACCTGATGTAGATACCATGATAGCAGTGCGTGAGATGTACGAGACGGGCAGTATTTCTAAGTTGCTAGTCAAGGCATACCCTGACGGACATGATGACGGTAGAGGGCTACATAAGAAGTATTTAAAATATAAGGAGGTGTAATGCTTGATGATAATGATATAAAGAATCTGTTTACTATGATGACTACTTTGTTTGGGCATAAGTTCAAGAGTGGATATGGTACCGGTATGCAGGGGAATAAGTTATCTGTTACAGGTAAGGTATGGCAACGTACACTCAATGGTGTACCACATATCAGACAAGTGATAGATAAATTATTCTTACCTGATAGCGCAATCTTTCAGAGCAAGGAATGGTGTCCTGATTTGAGAGAAGTTATGCAGATGTGCCTTGACATATCGAAGAACATAGAGCAGGATATAAAAAGTAAAACATTAAAGTTAGAGACGGATGACCACAACGTAAGATTCTCTGAGTTCTACGTTGCGAATCATAAGGGTGATAATGATAATGATTATCAGTATCATATAGATAATATAAAAAAACATGGGAGAAATAAATGATAGACAAAATGAACGGAGAGATTGACGCATACAAAGAGATAAAAGATTTGTGTGAAGATATGAATAAGATACAACACAGTATAGAGATTGATAGTATTATTAGATTCTGCGACAGGATGATTGAGCAGTTACAGGAAACTGTAGATGGTGCTATGGAAAGCATGTATGAATCATTTAAAAAGAATAAAATAAATGGAGACCTATCTGATGAAACTATTAACTGATGCTAAGAATAAAAGTCAAATGGTATTGGCGCACTTGCAACACTATGGAAGTATAACTACATGGGATGCAATCACGCAGTACAAAGCAACAAGACTATCAGCTATTATATTTAATCTTAAAGAGAAAGGATATAATATTGAGAGTGTTAAGAAAAACGGTGACGGGTGTAAGTTTGTTGAATATATATTACATGAGAAAAGGGAGGACGCAGTATGATTGATAAGCTAGTTAATTTCTTTTGTGATTTACCTGATTCAGTACAGGTATTCATAATAGTGTCAGCTATCGTATTGTTTTGGGAAGTAATCTTATAGTGGCTAAACCACCTAGTAAGAAGACTAAGGAAGAATACAATAGGGCAGTTGAGTTCGGTTGTGTGGTTTGTAAAAAACATTATGGACTACGCACCGAGCCAACCATACATCACTTAACAGGTGCAGGTATGGGATTAAAAAGTAAAAGATTTATTCCGTTATGTCCTGAGCATCATCAAGGTAATCAAGGAGTGCATCACAATACTAAACTATTTGAGGAACGATTTGGTACACAAGAAGATTTACTTGATTGGTACTTGCAAAACATAACTGAGTAGAATATAATAAACGAAACAAATGGAGAAAAAAATGAACACAGAGACAATATCAAAACAGATATGGGACACACTTAGTCCTATTGATTGCAGTAAACATGTAGAGAAGAAAGGTAGTGGTAACTTTGTAGCTACATATCTATCTTGGACTTGGGCATGGGGAATCTTAATGGAGAACTTTCCCAAATCTTTCTATGAGTTTGCGCCTAACGAAACACATGCAGACGGGACAGTTACAGTACATTGTATTGTTAATGTCAATGGAATCATAAGGAAGATGTGGTTGCCTGTTATGAATCACATGTTTAAAGCTACAGTTAATCCTGATGCTAGACAGATTAGTGATGCGAAGATGAGATGCTTAGTTAAATGTATAGCTATGTTTGGTCTTGGTCATTACATCTATGCAGGTGAGGACATACCGTCAGCAGATAAAGAAAAGAGTTCTGAGAAACAGGTAAAGAAAGAATCAAATGAAAACCAAGTACCACCTAAACATCAAACCAATGAGGTTAATGATGCTATCAAGGGAGACCTTGAAAAACTAAAAGCTAATCTTAATAAAGTTAAAGATATCAAAGATGGAGTAGAGAAACTTGGTCAGTCTATATAATTTAAGAGCCAGTCAGATAGCAAGAGTCATAGGGAATGATGACTATTGTTCAAGGCAGAATCATTTTGCTATTCTGATTGGCGAGAAAGAAGACAAACCTGTTAATGAAATGTTTACTTCACACGGGCATGAGTGTGAAAAATATGGAGTAGCGCATGTCATGATTGCTACCCAATCTCTCGTTGTTGACTGTGGCTCTGAATTATTAGGACCACAGTTTACGATGACAGAAGATTACATGAGTACAGATGATACGTTAGTGCAGTTATCTTGTACACCTGACGGGTTTATTGATGAGAAAAATGCAGTGGTTGAAATCAAATCACCGTATTTTGTGCAGGAAGATTTTGATAAATATATTAAAAGATATTTACCACAAGTATATTTCCAACAGTATCTTGTAAGAAGAAACAGTAGGAAGAATAATGCTGACGGTACATACTTTTGTATATATCAAAAGGGTAATACAAAGTTATATTATATACCTTACAATGAGGACTATATAGATAACTATATGTTACCAAAGGTAGATGAGTTTGCTAGATACTTATTGAAAGGCAGTCTTGACAAAGACTTCTTAACAAGAAGAAAGAGCAAAGAATCATTTATATACAACGGGGAGGTGCAATACAATGAGTGCATTTAAGTTACCCAGTATTGAGCTAGAACAATTAGTAGATTATGTAGAGAAACTTGGACTACAGAAAGCTGAAGCTGAGAGAGAACTACATAAGCTAACTGAAAATAAAAAGGTTGCTATGGCAGTAGCATTACTTAACTGCGCTGATGTTAAAGGAACACAGGCGCACAAAGAAGCTATTGCTATGACAGATGAGGGTGTTGTTATGTATATAGATAAGATAGCAGATGCTAAGAAATTAGTAACTGAACTTACCAGTAAGATATCAGCACAAGAACATAGGTTAAGATTGTTTCAAACTCTAAGTGCTAATGAACGTAGAGAGAAAGGATTTTACCAAAGACTAGGAGATTAATATGGCAAAGTATATAAACCTTGCAATTAAAAATGCAGACACAGGAGAGAGAATATACATTAAGTTATTCACTAACGATAAAGAGTATGGTGAAATCAATGAAGTGTTATTCAAGAAAGTAAAGATAATAAGTGAGACTGAAAGCAGAAATGCACAATCATTTATGGGTAACAGTAAGTACAAGAACTTAAACAAAGAGGGTAAAGATTTTACTATCAATACTAAAGATACATATGAGTTCTCAGGTTGGTTGAAAGAGGATGACTATGAAACTAAGAAAAAGATAGATGAAATAA